CGGCCCTCTTCCACATAACTGTAGAAGCCAACCTTCTGACTACGTGCTAGGAACTGGTCATCAGGAAGAACCTTGACCTGTCCACGACTCTCGCTCTGGATCGCAACTGGGCGAAGGAAAGCGTTACGTGTTGCGTCGATACCGATGATTAATTCATCACTACCTGTTCCATTCCAAGTCGAACTATTTGTGTGACCCGAATCAGCAGACTGATAGGTTAGACCTTTAGCTTGTGCAAAGGTTCCGAATAGAGTATTGTACTTTCTATTTAGACCAAGCTCAAGTAGCTCATGGATTGTTACACCGAAGATTTCCTGTGTTCCACTACCACGGAAGATCTCTTCGCGCACGGAGTTAGGAAGGCCTAGAACACCACTTGTGTTTGTTCCAGCTACTCCGTTAGCTCCACGTGTGTTCATTGGCTGATAAGCAAATCCGCGAATCTGCTCCTTAACCTCAGGACTTACGAATAGATCGGTTAGACCACGAGCCTGTAGATTTAGAGGAGTACCACCTGTGTAAGCGGCATTGATTCTACGAACTGTTGTCCATAGCTTGTTTAATGTGTCAATATCAAAGACACCGTCACTTACTGATCGGATAACGTGATTCTGGACTGTTCCACCAATTACGTTTGTTGCAGTTGTTGCTTCGGCAGCTGCCTTTAGGATAACTGCCCATGCATTACGCTCTTGCTTAACAAGAAGTTCGTTAGCCATACGCTCTAGACCAGCAGCAACAACGTCAAGACGTGCGCGGCGGACATAGCGTTTTTCCATGGAGATCGCACTATCTAGACGATAGGTGTTGATCTTCATTTCTTGTAGACCCTGTTGTAGGGATGTAGGTAGGCCACCACCAACTGTCTGACTCCAGACACTGATTGAGCCCTCACCTTGTCCATAGTATAGGTCAAGAGGGATTGATGGAGAATCGTCCTCATCGAACTCGATGTCACGATAGATCATGCTAGCTGTACCAGCCTGTAGTAGAACTTGAAGAACTACGTCACTAATGAAAGCCGCGAAAGCTTCCTGAGCCTGCATTGCAACTGTTTTGTTTTCAGATGCAAGTGCCTTGATTAGCTCGATCTGCTCTGGGTTTTTTTCAAATTGAATTTTCATATAAATTTGTTTTGGTTAATGGTTAAGATTATAGCTCGATCTTGATTAGGGCGAAGCCGTCTTGGTTGATAGGGCCTAGAAACTTACCTAGAACGTTACTTGCAATACTGCTTGTGCCTGTGTTGTAGTAAGGAGCAACCTTGATTGATCCGTCATTAGCATCAGCGGTGGCGAAACCAGAGCCGAAGCTTGGGTTACCATAAGTACCAGTACTGATACCACTGTAAAGGAATAGACCCTTTGTGACAACAGGCATTGCCTGTCCACTGATGATCACATCCATCTCAGCAGCCTTGCGAGGGTGGAAAAGTAGAACTTCACCGTTTTCATCCGTTGTGCGGAAATCCTTTAGAGTCGCACCAATAACTTGGTTCCTTGTAGCACCAGAAGGGGCAACAGCTAGTGACCAAGCTGGAGTGAATAGGGCGGAAACGGAGTTACCATAGATGGAGAGATTGTTAACAGTCTCGTCATCTCTTAGGTTAACACCACTTGAAGCGGCAGTAACGAATGTGCCCTTCGATAGGAAGGACTGGCCCGTTACCGTGAATAGATTGATTACATCGTGTTCGTTGTAATCTCTGAATGGTTTTAGGTTTGGCATAAATTTTTGTTATGTTGTTTTTTTGTTTGTTTTTAGATAATTGCTTATCTGAAATTTTTACTTATTAAATGTTACACTGTTTCTATTGAAAGCAGCACTTATTTTTTGAACCAGTGAATCCTGAGCGGGACTCATGGAGTTAGGAATTAGCTGTTCCTCAACTTGAACTGAGGCAACAATCTTTGCAACCTTACTTGCAAGGGCGTTCTCTCCAACTTCAGGAAGAGTCTTGAGTGGATTGTGTTCTTGAGACTCATATTTCTCTAGTGACTCAACATTACTCTCTGGGAAGCCAGCTGGCTTTTTATATTTTTGCTCGGAATAATTATAGTGTTTTGAAACTTCATCGTTTGTTTCAACAGAACCCTCACCAGCTGTTGCTGTAACTGGGCCGTTGTCCATTTCTTTATCTTTCTTATCGGCTTTTGCCTTGGATCCGGCAAACTCATTTTCCTCATCAGCCATTGCTTCATCATCAGCACTTACATCCTTGTCATTTTTAATTTTTTGTGCTGTCTTGTTAGGGGCATTCTTTGCAGGAGAAACCTCGGCCCTATTTGAACCCCCATCCTTGATCTTGTCTGCACCCTCTACAAGCTCTTGCTGGTCAACAGACTCGCGCTCAGACTTTTTCTTGCCGGAAGCTAAAACTGCGAAACGGTTATACCATTTTGTGAAAGCCTCGTCGTTCTCAATAGCGTTTAGATCTTCAGCAATGATCTCACGATCAGCATCGGTTAGATTGAACTCTTCGTCGATTAGACTCATGCGGCGTTGGAAATTAGCTGCAATCTCATTAGCCTTGATAGCCTGTTGCATTGCGGCAACTTCTGCCTTGATTGATTCTAGATCAGTCTTTAGCGCTGTTGCCTCGGCAACCGCAGCCTCTAGCGAAGTTTCTTTTTCGTTTACTTTGGCTGACCAATCTTTTGCATGTTCAGCGATCTTACTCGAAATAAATTCGCGCACTGCACTTGCTGTTAGTTCCTTGATAGCCTCATCGGTGATATCTTCAAGCTTGTTGATTTGCATGTTGTTTTTTACATCTTGTATATTAGAGTGGACACTTTTTTTGTTATTAATATCATTTAAATTTGCTTTAGCCTTATAGTCTTCAGCCTCATCACGAACTAGAACGCCCTTTACTTCTGCGGCCGGGTTATTTGTAAAGCCGATACCGAGAGGAAGAACAGAACCCTGTAGATTCAAATAAATTGGCTGTCCATCTTGATGAAAACCACTTCCACCAAATACTTTTAGATCATCTTTCATTGCCATGATTGTATCTGGCTCATCAACAATAGTCGCCTCATTTAAATTCTTACTACCCTTGGCAACATTGAATTCATTGAAACCTAATTCCCAACTTGCACTTACAGAAAGATACTTTGGTGAACTAGGATCACTACTCTCGGCAAGCTCTTCTGCAAATTCTGGATTGGCAACCTTCCAAACAAAACCAGAAAGAACAACGTTGAACGGTTCATTTGTATCTTGGACTTGTTCTGAGGTTAGCGGCTGACTAGAGCCGAAAGAACTAAATCCATAACCAGTACAAAAGCCGACAATTGTTTTCCTATTATGCTCGATATTAAAGGGCTTATTAACAAAATTCTTTAACATATTAAATGCAACATCATTACCAATAATGTGTCCATTCTTATTACCGCGATTAACTACAAAAGCATCAAAAGCTACTGCCATTAAATCCTTGTTAACATCTAGGTTAATATGAGTGGGAAGAAATTGTTTTAGTTGATTAATAGAAGCAGTTGCTAAATATTTGTCTTGGTCTTCGGCAATTTTCGCCTGAACAATGATACCATCAAAGACAGAATGATACTTGAAATTATCGTGCATAGTAAGTTTTACACCCGCACCTTCTATAGGGGCAATATTTTTTAGATTAGAACTCACTAAAAGCTTCTCATCGGAATCTTTATTTGTAACCTCAAAAGCACACAAGTTAATTTGTTTACCGGGACTATACTCTAAATCATTTAAATTAAAATTTCTAGCGGAGTCTTCAACGATAATCATATTAATAGTAATAATATTCTTACACGAAAACTAAATTAATTCGCGCAAGAAAGAACAAGTTTTGATTCGGCATCGCGCCTTTCTAAAAGCCCGTCTAAACCCTTATCTTTCCAAATTCTTTTCATCTTCTGTAATTCTACCGCAATACTTCTATAATCCTTTTTAGGAACTAGATCACGAATCTCTCTCATTTCTCTACGGCTATCGCCAGCCATACTAGCCCCACGATTAAATACCAAAGAAACAATGGCACCATATGCATTGTCGCATAGAGAATCCAAACCCGGAAAAGCTCTTTCAGCGAGTCTGGCGAATTTTGGCCAAGTATATTTATCAAATATTTCAACTGCTTGATCCCATGTTATTTTTATATTTAAGTTAAGGACGGATTTTGTATATTCTTTGCCAGCCTGTCCAGTTTTACCAGAGGCTGCACGAACTGCCTTGAGTTGATCAGGAGGAAGGAAATTAAAAATCTCAGATAATTCAGTAGGTGTATAGTATCCACAATCTATACCTATAGCAAGAGTCATGCCACTTGCGCCGCCCGGCCACGTTGGGCCACTTAAAAACCTTTCATAATACTCCTTGCCACCGCCAACTTCATATTCTAAAATTAGTGAAAGAGCTTTTGCACTTGGGTTTTTCATAATGCGGTCTCCTGTATATTATAATCATTTTCTTTTGCATTATTAGATAAAATTCTTTCATCTAAATTAACATTTTTATTTTCATTAGCATTAGAAGATTCGGCAATACCCTGAACACCAACACTTGAAGAAGAATTGTATTTTAAATCTACCAGACCCTGTGCGCCCAAATAAACAGAAATAACTAGGGCAATCTGTTCCATAATTTTACTAAATATTGCCGCATAAGTTGTGATAACAATATCATGATCTTTTGGAATAAAAAAAAGTATTGCAACGGCAATAAAAAACATAGTAACTATAATCAGAAGAGAAGTCATTATTATGAAAAACTTCTTTGAAGCCAAATGGTTCGTATCTTCCATTTGCCGTTTTAAATAATCTGGGGTATTTGGAGGCGCCTCGCCGTTAGTTAAAAAAGCGTGTGCAGTTTTAGCGACATCTATTATTTGCTGCCACATAATATTTTATATTAAAAAGGGTAGAGACATTTTGCCATATGAAATAGCAACTCTTAAACCAATATATCCACCAATCAATACTAATAAACCTAAAATTATAAAATTTCTATACCAAATAGATGTATCTTTTTGCGAGATTTTTAATTTAGCCGCATTGTATGAATTTAAAAGATCAGACTGAATTTTTTCGTTATTTTTCTGTTGCTTAATAATAGTATCGGTGAATTTTGTTTTTTCTACAATTTCATTTTTTAATTGATTCGCAACATCTTTATTTTTCAATAATTCCTTGTAGTCATCCGTATTAACAACTACAACTTTATTACCCTTAAGCTGTTCTGGCAAAATAATAACCCTTTGTCCGGTGGGGTTTTTTTTAACATCAACCGTTTGGTATAAACTCTTTACATCAAGTCTAACGGCAGGAGGACTAACTAAACGAGTAGTTTCATTTGAATAGTACCAAGCAAGATCTATTCTTCCCTTATCAAGTGAATCATTTACACCATAGACGGCCTGCTTTAATGGCTCGGATTGCTTTTCTATAAATTTAGGATTACATCCACCTAAAAAAAATAGAACTCCAAATAGTGCTATTGTTAAATTCCTCATGATACTATTTACACCAAATTAATTAAAAATTAATTAATAATTGTCAAGATAAGCCAAGAGACTGAATTGTTTGCATATACTGAGTAATTCTACTATCTAGTAATGACTGGCTAGGAATTTTTGGCCCAAACGAATAATAAGATAACGTCGCTGAGCAATTATATTCCTGCTTCGGTATGGAAAGATAATTTCCCCTAGAAAATACATAGGCCGTGCCAGTTATGGGGGGATAATATGGAGTTGAATTATTTGAGGCGATATGGTCTGATTGGGAAAATCTGTAACCATATTGTGCATATAAAACATAATTAGCTATAGAGTTAATACCAATATAGCCAGTAGCTACAGCGCTCTGATTTGCAGCATAATCAGTTTTACTATTTTGGCAATAAAATTGTAATTGCCTAACATAGGGGGCGGCTCCAAAATGCGCGCCAATCGAGGAATATTCGTTTGTGGCTCCAACAATACCCATATATGTACTAGTTCCAGCCAGCGCTTTTGTTACATAAACAGCCATATGCTGATTTCCAAAACCGTCCGCATCAAATCTTCTATTTGTGTCTAAAAATTTTGCCGTTCCGGCTCTAGTTCCACTACTATGAATTCCAGATGTTCTATTATAATCATTAGTGTTAAAATTATAATTTGTTGGACCAGGTTGTCCCAACATTAAAGGTTGTAGTGCGCCAGTTAATGTGCGCGGTCCGGCCATTAAACATGAGGACTGCAAACCGCTCCACGTTCCATCAGCCTTGCATCCCGTGATAAATGTATTCATAGCGGATATAACCGTAGACTCCAAGGCTTGACCATCTGCCTTTTGCACACTATCAACATAAAAAAGAGTATTAACATCTAATTGCGATGCTGCCTGCCAAACCAGCGTACTACCCCGATAGATCTTAAAAATCTGCGTTGTCCCAAGAAGTATGCCACTAGCTTGAGTTAATAACATGTTAAGCCCCCGTTATAATATAAAGAGTAGCAGGATTAATCTGGGCACCTAATGCATTATATGCGCTTAGTCCCATCCCTATAATAGAGGTGACCGTTGAATTGCCCGTAATAACCGGACTACCCTTAGAAAAAACACCACTAGAAAAATTACCACTTCCACCGACATTTAAGTCATAAGTGAAAATACCAGTTCCACTTACATTTATATTTTTAGCAAAAATACCAGTTCCACTTACATTTATATTTCCAGAAAAACGAGTATTTCCACTAACATCTAAATTAAAGGTAGGGTTAGAATTATTAATACCAAAATTATTATTAAAAACTGTAAGACCAGCTTGGTTTCCAGAGTATGGAGTATTTCCTGCAAATAAATATAATTTTGCATTCGGATTTGCATTACCAATATAAAAATCATTTGCAAGCGAGTACAGATATGCATCTCCAGTATATCCCACATATGCTCCAGTGTATTTTGAGCTATTGATTCCCAGATCCACATATCCTGAATTTTGATTTCCGAAATCAGCGGTAGCTACAAAATCAGAACTAGCGCCTTGCGAATTAGAAAAATTTTGAATATTAATTTGCTGATAACCTGAATATAATCCAGTTACGTTTAGTAATGTATTAACATTGCCAGTAATTGTAACTCCAGTTGTAAAGGTTTTCGAACCACTAATAAACTGATCTCCAGTAGTTAAAACAACTGTTACTGCAACTGCACTGTTGACAATACTAGTTACAGAAGCATTGGTCGCATAATTACTAGTCAGTGTTCCGCTTAGAGAATTAATTGACCCGGCGAGTGTTGAACCAGTCGTCGCTAGATTACTTGTGAGCGTAGATCCGGTTGAAGCAAGATTTGTAATGGTCGCGTAGGTAGATGTTAGAGTTCCGCTTAGAGAATTAATCGACCCAGATAGGGCACCACTGGTCGAATAAATTGATCCAGTCAGCGTTCCGCTTAAAGATAATATTTGATTACTTAAAGTTGAACCAGTAGAAGCAACATTTAAGGCTAATGCAGAATACGAATTATTTAAAGAAGAGCTTAAAGCAGAAAGTGAACTTGCTGAAGCATAATTTTGCGAACTTAAATATAAAGTAGTGACAAGACTGTTATTTATAACATATCCACTTAAATAGGCGAAAGAACCACTTAAAGAATTAAAAGATGCCAGTGGTGTATATAAAGATAAATTTCCGGTAATATACCCACTAGGATTGCTTCTCGGATAGTAACCGCTTAACTGACCGGTAGTTGCGAACACTCCCGTACTACTCAAAGATGATGAGGTTACATATCCACTTGGATTAGAAAGTAATGGGTAAAAAAAGTTTTGCCCATAACCGCTAACAAGATCGGATATATTTGGAGCTAACTGTGTTTTGTTAATTAAACTTTGTGCCATAATTATTCCTCAATTTCACTATGCATTAATAGAAGCGCAGTTTTTGTATCTACACCATGCTTTTCGGCAATCTCTTGAACTTCTGCAAAATTGTCGGTTAACTGCACTGGATTATTAATATATTCCGCAATACTTTCCATCCACTTATCGGGAGATTCATTTATACCAATTGTTTCTGCAACTTCAGTCACAATCTTCTTTTGTTCTTTGGATAGTTTCTTTTTATTAAATTTTTCTTTTAGAGTAGTTTCAACACTAGCAACCAATAAGTCAAATTTTGTCAAATTTTCAGCAACCTTTGTTGCGGAAATTTTATTTTTAGGCCCAGCAGGAGAACTCTTACCAACTGGAGAAATTTTGCTTTGTGCTTTTGGTGTTCCACCAGTTCCCGAAGGCCTTCCCGCTCCCTCACCGCCGGGTATAAGTAGATTAGGATTATTAAGAACTGGCTGATAAAGACCTTCCTTGTGATATTCGGCAAGTTTACGCTGATTTTCCACACTCTCATTTGGAGTTGGTAGTCTACCAGTATCAATTGCAGTAACGCCCTCTTCTGGGGTCAAAACGCCGATCTCAATAAGTCTTGAATAAATTCTCGCCAAAGTACTATCATCTTTAAAGTCTACATCTTTAAATCTTGGAGTGGGAACAGATTTAAAACCAAGCTCTTTTGCAATTTCTTTAACTTCAGGCAATAAAAATTGATTCATAAACATTTCTCTAGAATGCTTTAATCTAGCAAGAAATACTTCAACTTTAGTTTGTGAGTTAGCATACTTTTCATCTCCCAATAGAATACTGTTTAAACCTTCCCTAATATCCTTGTCTACAATTTCATATTTTTTAGGATCGAGAATGTGGGCGATTTCTGGGATAACAAATTGAACTTTTGTTGTATAATCTGCCACCAGTATTCGCCCAACACTCTCGTTCTGAAAGATATTTGTTAGTGCCTGAATTTGTGCCTTACTTGGCATTCCAATTTCATCATTACCCATCGTGACAAGAAGAACCGCCTGTTGAACAGTACGACTAATTGCCATGTCAATATTCTTTAATTCCTGTTTCCAATTAATATCTCTAAGAACTGGGAACCCCATCGGAACACTAAATGGCTCATAATCCTGTTTTTTATAGAATACTGCCTTGACCTTATCAGGGTCTAGATAGAAGACCAGATAGGCATTTGCCTGAGAAATCTTTACTGTGTCTTGAATTTGTGCAAACTCTCTAATTTTTTCAGCTAATTTTTTGTCCTCATCTGTTTTTGGATTAGTAAGAAGCTGCATTTCAAAATCGTTAAGAACCTTAACATATCTAGGTGCAATAAAAGAAGCAGATCCGATTGATTGAATATCTGCAGGATTTAAAATTACATAACGAATAGGAATATCCCTTTCAGTTGCACCCATTAGTTGAGTGATTGTCATCATGTCTTCCTTCTTGAAGGTAGCATTTAACTTATACATGAATACATTACCACTTCTGAAATATTCCCTAAAGAATGAGTCCTGCAACTTCCAAAGATTAACTCTTTCCGCCCAAGCCTCAAAAAATCTTCTAGACTGCGCATTACCCCCACTAAAATAAATAGGAGAACAGCTAAATTCCGTCATTAGGTCAATTGTGTTACGGAAAATAGGATAGTTATAATAAGCTTTTTGACACAGAATAATACCATCACGAATACTAATATTTGAGGTATAATTACCACGGCCACCACTATAAATAAAAGGAACGATACCACCTTCAATATTAGCATATTGGGTTGTTCTAGTAATTGTTGCCGCGCGATTTCTTCTGGTGCCCGGTACTTGAGTATAAGTATCCGTATTATAAAAATCATCAGACGCATCGGCCTTGACCTCCATTATATTGTCTAAAGTTGCCGATCCAGCAATAAGAGATGGCTCAGGAACTACAAGGTTTTTCTTCGGCTTTTCCGCCGAGGCCCTTACTTCTGAATCTTTTGCCTTTACCGTTGATGCCTTCTTTCTCATTATATATTATAAAAGTCTATTACACTTAAATCTTTTTTTAAATCAGCACCGCAACAAAATCAGTGTTTTTTTTCTTTAAATTATCAGGGGTCATTATATCAAAATAACACTTTACACCCCAATTTCCCAACATTAAGGTTGTATAGTTATCTTTACGGGCACGGTTAACGCTAGTGGATTTACGAAGATTTGATGGTAAATCAAAACTTTGCGTTCCTCTAGAGGTACTTGTTACCTCAACGTTAGCGCACTGATCTTTGGTATCTTGAATAATAAAATCCTGCTGTTCGATAAAATCACGAACAGTTAATTTTTTAGTTTCATATTCATTATCTGCCTTATCGCCAATTCCCCTTGGGTAGACATAGTCCATCGGAAGATTCATTGTAAACATATTTTCTAGAATATCCGGATGGTTACTTGCCCTTGATGCAAACCAAATCTTCTTGTGATCAATACAAGTTTGTAGGTAAGAATTTGCACGTACTAGGAAGGAAGAAGTAAAGTATTGCTTAATACAAATAGCGCCGATATCTTTATTGTACTGCCTGCCCGCCTCCTTTAACATGGCAACATAATCTTCGTTTTCTTTATCAGAATCAAAGTCAAAAAACTTAATTTGTCTATTCATGTCCTTAAAAAACGTAGAATTATTCACGGCATCTATAAATGTATCGGCACCCGCATGGTCAATTACTATCAATGCTATATTGAAATTCTTATATATATAATATAAATATTTTATATGGTCTTGAAGTGAAGATCCTGCCGCCTGATACCCATGAACTAATATACCCTGCTTTTTTTGTTCATCAAGCTCAATTAAACTCATTGCAAAATAATCCGCACTCTTAGACGATGAGAAGTTAGGATCAATAGATAGAACATACTTTTTGTCTGGTTCTCCTACAATTTTTGTAGTAGGATATTCTCCATCTGGAATTGTACATTGAAACATTTTCTTTGGGGAGAAATAACTATCACCACCATCAATAAACCTAGCGGCGTACTCTCGCAAGAATGAGTTATGTGAACTTCCGCCATTTTTTGCCAACTGAATTGCCGCCTGATCTACCATGTGCGGAGGAAGCGCCTCGTAACTTAATTGTGAGATAAAGTAGGTGCCGGGCAGTTCTCCATTTGTTGACTCCTGTTGTTCTGGTTCCTCAATAAGTGAGGCCCATTGTTGATGAACTCTATATAAATGCTCAAATGTATAGCTGGCAGAACTTAGAGCTAACATCTGAGAAGTATTCTCAAAAATTTGCCGATTATCCTCATGAAGCAATCCTTTTTTAATTAATTCATCTTCTAATTTTCTAGTACGAATTCTATCACTAACATCTCTAGGTGAACTCAAGAATGGCATTAAAACATTATCAATAATATCCGGAGGAAGAAGTAGAAACTCATCGAGAATAAGAACGTTGGCGCGTATACCACGAATTTTTTCTCCAGTTAGAGGGATAGCCGTAATACTACCACCATTAATAGTCCATTCGTATTGGTCATTACGCTTCATCTTAGCTCCAAAACATTGCAGGGCCAATGCGGCAGCCGGAGTGGCCAAGAATTTTTCAATTTCATTAAACAGTCTGCGGCTAGTACGAAAGTTAATAGATGCTATGAGTATTTTTGTACCCGGTTCAAAAATGCATTTTAATACGCAATAAACTGCTGCAGTAAAGCTCTTTGCACAACCACGACCCCAAACCAGCATGCAATAATTTCTATGAAAGAATGATTTAAGGGTAAGCTCTTGATAGGACTCTAAAGTAATGCCCAACATGAGTTCAGTTGTAAATGCCAAATTATGTCTTAAAAATTTAGCTAGTGAAATTCTGGCCTCTGCATCAGTTAGCTCGCCCTTTAACTCCATTAATTCTTTATTAACATCACTCCAGCCCTTACTGTTTTGTTTTCCAACTATTAAAGCCATACGAATCCTCCCATATCAAATAAATATTGAAGATCAGTATTGATAGCCTTCTCACCCATTTCAAGAATATAAAGGGTTTGCTGTGATGCTTCAGCGCGACCATCACAAAATACAAATTGAACATTATCAAACTCCCTACAAACCTGTCTCATGTGGTGCATTACGAAATCACCAGAACAGGCACCAAATCTCCTTTTTGCATAAAGAACAGTATTAAGTTTGCATTCAGTGAGAACAACCACATAGGTTCCCAAGGACTTTGCTCTAGCAATTTCTTTCTTAAATCTTTCTAATCCGCCACTCAGCGTTGAATAAAAATCATTTAAACTTTTTCTTTCAACCGTTAGACTTGCATCAACCGATTTAGCATAGTCCCCACACTCAAGTTTCGAAGAAATAATTTGAAGACCCTTAAACTTTAAAGGGGTTTGTTCTCTAGTATCAACAACAATATTGTCCTGCGAATATTTTGAGAAATCAGCCTGACTGTATCCAACAGAATAATCAAATTTAGTTTTTAAACCCACACTGTCACAAATAGCATTAAAACTTTCCTCACAATATAACTCAAAAATATCAATACTTGGCAAACAAGCAATCGTTTTAATTTCTGATTGACTTGGCGCATAAACCAAACCCTTTAACTCGCAATACATCTTTAATTTTTGTTTTAAGTATGCGCAAGCTTCACTCTTGGGAATTTCCTTTAGCCAAAGCTTTAGGTTTCTTTTATCTACAAAGTCTGAAACATAAAACTGCTCAAAAGATTTATAGTCAACCTTATCACCATTAAGCAGATCTGTTTTTGGAAAATAATGATTAAAATAATACTTGGCCGATACCTTGTGATACTTGAGGTGAGTAATCAAATCAATATGATCCGGAACTTCTTTCGGGCAAATCTTACATTTTAAATAGTTCTTATAGTGCATAACTTAACCATTAACCATTTCATCAATATCAATGCCACGAATAACAGCTTTAAGCTCGTCCATGGACGAAAGTCTTTTTGCCTCATCTTTAAGATTTTGCTTTTGTGCTTCAGCAAGCTGGATAATACCCTTTCTTCTTTCCTCGTCTTTCCACGCTTGAACTAAATTTAGGATACTAGCGTTCTCCTCTCTTCTGGCCGATATCCTTTTGGATCTATCGTCAACAAGTGATTTGTATAGTTTACTTTGGCGTGTTCTGCACTGGTTGTATTCAGTTTGTAGATTATTAATAGCCTCATTCAACTGCATCTTAATATTCCTGCCTTCACCATCGGCAGTAATACCCCTTAACATCTCACGCATCTCTTCGACCTGTTGAAGAATCGTAGAAGCTGTGACAACCTCGGTACATAAAACAATAAATTGATCTAGCTCCTCCTGACTTAAATCTTCCTTATCATAGGTATAACGAATAAACGCGTCCTCAAATAACTGACGGTCTTCATTCGTTTTATAGGTACTAATCTGATGACAGAAACTAAAAGTATTGAGATAGCGCTGAAGAACGTCAACTTGTTTTGCTTGAGTTGCCTTTAGTGAAGTAGCGTCCCATCCCAAATTTAAATATTTATTAATTCGGAATACTGTCTGGTCGGCTCGTCTTGGAGGAAAATATGCACCAGCCGGACTTGGGTTCTCTTTATCCGGAACATAAGTCATTGTCTCCAAATGATTAGGATCCTTTTTCTGCAGGGAAATTATATGAGAGTTAACCTCTTTCGCCTCAAGCGTTACTGGAGTTAATTTATCATTTTGAAATATAATCTTTGCTATTTCAAGATAGTGTTGGTTCTTGTAGTTATTGAGAATGAATTCTTTTTGACTTTCCGTTAGGGAAACTCTCTCCCTTTGGGTTACAGAAGTATTCTTATATGAAAGGTTATTCTCAACTAAAAACTGCTTTACTGCGCGCCCCTCCTTACTACGACTATCTACGTCGTTATTACCAAATGCAAACGCAGTGATTTCAGATAGTGTTGAATCTGGATTGGTTGCTACAATTTCTTTAATTTTCAACTGATGTTCTTCTGTTAGCATTATACTACCTCCTTAACTAATTCTCTGGCTTTTTGTAAAATCTTAGATTTAATTTTACTTATCTGGCGATAGGCTGGTCGTCCATCTTTATAGCTTAACTTGTACCCCATTTTCTTCGCAACATCCGCCTCATCGAGATGCTGAAGGAACATAAAATCATAAACCTTCCACTCGATAACCGAAAGATTCTTTTTCATTATATCATTAAATGATGGCATTAATGATTCAATATCAACTCCTAATTCCTGACCATGCAGAACTGTTTCTAGCGTTGTTTCTGGATTTTGTGCATTAGGACTATTTATACTGACGGGAAACTTTATATCATAGGCATTCTTCTTTGTGCCTTCCCATTTCGCATAATCTTTACATGAATTATTTTGTGTTCCATATAACGAACATCCATATTCACCAGTATTAAATTTACATTTTAAACATGGACGAGAAAAATTGGAATAATGATTCCTCAACATATTGGTTATCTGGTGGTTGATAACCTGATTAAGCCAAGGACGCAGGGGGCGAACTTCATCCCACTTAGACCATTTCTTGTAAATATGTATTCTTAATCTTTGCGAAATATCTTGGTAGTCCATCCAAGCTATGGCAGTCAGATGCCATCTGGATTTCCTTTTATTAATTTCCTCATTGATGATATCAATGGATTCCTCAAATGAGGGGCGTTTTGGCTTGTTTGGCACAATGTTTTATTTTTGTCTAGATGCGCCAGCCTCACGTTGAAATTCTGCTAGAACCTGTTCTTGGGAAGGGGCCGGGCCCCTATCGTGGGAAATTGCTTCTGGCTTTGCATTCATCATATACCCTTGGGTAACTAATGACTCTAGTGAATCTTTAGACGCACCGAATGTTTGAATTTTAAATTTCGGCCTTACATTCTTAAACTTACTTGTATCAAAATATTCTGAATCAATATCTTCTGAAGATTCAATTTCATTATATTCATCCTGAACTTCCTGTGGTCTAGTGGGCGCTCTATCAAATTCAATCTTTGCTTGAAATTGGCGCACTCTTTCATTGGCTGGCTCAAGATCTTTGGTGAATTCCGCCATAGCCATCTTATCTACAGGGATAATCCTAGGTTTTTCTGGGTGCGGATCGGCAGGAGGACGGTGGCTCCGAGTAAAATCGGTATTATCACCGTTCTGGAAATTCTTCGTCTCATTCTGCGGAAGAATAGTATTCTGTTGCTTTAGCTTGTTATAAAAATCCTGATTAGGAGTTTTAAATTCACCATTAACAGTTGGCGTACCACACTCCGAACAAAATTTGGGCAAATTAAGCGAATAGCTTGTAGGCTTGCCGCAAGTTAGACAATAATATTTCATACACTTATTATTAATAAATTACACCGAAAATTCTAATTTCTCTTTAGGCAACCCATATATTAGCTATACCGTGTAAATACTACAATATGGCCAATCCCTTCAGATCTAATCTTTTTGGCATTATAAAAAAAGACCTTCTTGAATATAATGGCAAGATAATCTTTTGCAAAGGAAATTATTGCGGGGGTGACAGTCAGTGCCAAGGAATATTCTATTTTAATTCAAAAGATGAGCCAGTAATTAAAGTAGCCAAAGGAAACGTAACAACAGAAGAGTCTTTTGGGGTTCTTATCCATGAATATTCACATTTTTTACAGTGGAGAGACGAAAGCCGCATATGGTCAGAGTTTGATGATCATCAATTCACATTCGATGATGTGATTTTAAATCCTAAAAAAAATAAAAAAAATATATTATTATTAATTAAATTAGAAGCGGACTGTGAGAGAAGAAGCATGAAGATAATTAGAAAGAATTCAGTTATAGATGAGAAACAGTATGCACAAATAGCCAATGCAGTTCTATATAAGTATGCATACCTATACCATTATAATAAATGGCCATCTAGTCCCAAATTAAAGAAAACTTATGAAATGTGTCCAGATAGGATACTAAAATCATACAAAGACTACCTTAACATTCCAGAGGACGTTAAGGCTATCTATGATACAGTTACTTAGTTCTGTTTGCGTTTAAACTCTCAAAAGACTCGATAATATAAGAGAGAATTTCAGATCTTACAATATCTTCCTTGCCAAACTCAAAGGTGTGAATTCCATTTTCTTTTGCCACATTATTATTGAATAGGTCAAACACGCGAAGGAATCCACTATTACGAATATCAGACTGTTGGGCATCTCCGAGAATAAATAGCGTAGAGAAATTAGCCATACGACTCATTACTAGAAGAAAGTCTTCGACTCTGCAATTCTGCGCCTCATCCATTACGAATACGGCATTAGATATATTTAATCCACGAAGGAAACCTAGCGGTAAACCAATAATTCTACGGTCTGCCATTAGCGCCTTAACCTGTGGCTCTGGCAGTAGTTCGTTAAGCTTATCTGTCATAGGTTGAATATATGGAGCCATCTTTTCATCTGAGTCTCCCTTAATATATCCAATTCCATGAATAGAACTCTCAACCGGAACACGACTATAATAAATCTCGGTAGCCTTCTTCTCTTTCATTTTAGTTAGGGCAACATGTGCCGCCACTAGAGTTTTAGAAGTTCCAGCAACACCTTTAATAATAACAATACGTGTTGATTTGTCGTGCGCTAATTTAAAAAGGGCTAATTGTTTTTCTGTCCAAGGTAACTCTCTAATGCTGAGGTCGATAGTTGGCTTTGGGCGCTTCTTATCAACATAAGGTGAGGTATCTTTCTTTTTAGTTGGTTTCATAAATTTTTATATATAAAGAAAAAGCCCCCCAGATGGGAGGCTATTATCTTATTTTAATTTTTCACTACTGTATTAATTACACTGTATGTAGCTCAATCTTACCTAATTTATCTATTGTTAAATAGTAACATTCAGGATAAGTAAAACAGCCGCTATTAGCATAAGTGATATTATCAACAAGCGAAACTTCCGCCTGATGAACGTGAGAGCAAATAATTGAAGACTGTCCATGTAACTTGGCCCACTTAACAGCATTATGGCGAACACGTTGGCCAGCCTGTATCCAATTCTTGCTTCTTTTTTTAAAGTATCTAGGAATCCTTTGTTCCTTGGGATCAATTGCCTGTAGCCAGTAATATAGGCCACCAGCCACAGTTGTTAGTACTGGATGATCTCCAATAAAACTATCAAACTGGTCGCCATGAGTTATTAATATTTTATTCTCATTTACTTCAGTACGAACCTCTAGCCCATGATGGTAACCAATAAATTCAGAAAGGGTTTTGGACACATCTGGATCGTGATTCCCGGCATTCCAATAACAGTTAGAATTCTTTGAGAGCTTTCTCATCTTTGACATTATATTCCAATCTTTTTTACCGAATCTATTGGTATGATTAACATCAATAATATCTCCATTAGCAACTACATTCTTTGCGCGAATATTATCCAGAACCCAAGCTAATTTTTCATGCTGACAAACCCGACTTGTTGTATGTGTATCTGAGAAAATTAACCACTCGTACTCTTTCACACTATATATTACAAAAATATTTTGAACATTCCAACAAAATCTTTGTCTCAGTATTGTAACAAACATTATGAATATAACACTAGTACCAAAACAACTATCAGGAATTAATAAAAACTATACAGTTGGATCTACACATTTAGATTATGATCCATTCTCAATTATGGATAACTGGACAAGGAAGTGGCCCAGTCTATTCGATACTTTTAACGCAGTAACGAGTAGTTATGCCTACGCCAGTCCTTGGAAGGCCAATAAGGATAATAAAGATGTTCTCAAGACTGAACTAGAGCTACCAAGATTCAAGAAGGAGAATATTAATATCTCTGTAGAGAATGATATTTTACATATTAGCGCAGAACAGGATAATTTGAAGTTCTATCATTCTATCAGTGTCCCGGCCGAGATTGATTCTACAACAATCGGCGCAAAGCTAGATCATGGCGTTCTTTATATTACGGCAAGGCGCGCCGAAAGTGCGAAGCCTAAAAAAATTGCTATTCAGACGGAGTAGGGGGGAGGGGTTCGGGGGATGAACCTTCGGTTGGCGGGGTAGGCTTTTGCTTATCTCGCCAATTTTTTTTATATTCCCTAATCTTATCTATATTCTCAGCCTGCCATTTACGCACCGCACGAATCCTGTCCTCTTTTACTATATCATAACGAATTTTTTCCGCCTTGCGGCAACAAACCTTGCACCAAGCATGAAGACCGTCCTTGGAACGACGGTTTACATTAAAATAAGTAATTTCAAACTCCCCGCCACACATGGAACAGGTTTTCTTCATCAACTCTTCAGACATTCCTTCTATTACACTTTTTTAAATAATTTAATTGACAACCTAGGTAAATAGTAGGAGAATGGGCCAATGTTAAAAGAACTAAATACTTTAAAGAAGCAGAACAAGGACTTGGCTACCCTTATTGTAAACTATAATGATAAGGTGGCAAGTTTAGAGAGTGTGAATGTTGAACTAGCAAAAGAGGTAAAGAACCTGAGGCATTTAAATACGGAGAACGTGAGTCTCCATACACAAATTATTGGTCTGAAGAAGATTATCAGTGATAAGGTAGAGGAAATTGCCAAACTCAAGAGGGAGTTACGTGAGAATTTCGTATATCAGCCTGATGCCAAACAGTCGGAACCCAAGATCAGTGACAAGCTAAAGCAACTGTTCACCACAAACCATCGTATTGCAGACGCAAAGTCCACATATATAAGTTGGGAGGAAGCGGCGGCAAACCTTGCCCTGAGAGTTGTAAAGCTTGAGCAGGAGCTAAAGTA